CCCCCACGTAAATGCGTGCAAAATGGGGCCAATAGGGCTATTTTTTAAACGGGGGAGAAAAATGGGAGGGAGACCCCGGAAACCGACGGCGGTCAAAAAATTGCAGGGAACGCTGCAGAAATGCCGGACGAATCCAGCGGAACCAGTACCGCCGAATGACCTGAAGGCCATGGCACCGCCGGAATATTTGACCGACAGCGCCAAGGAAATCTGGATCTTTGCGCTATCACAGGCGCCGGAGGGAATGTTATCCACGCTGGACTTCGGCATATTTTCAGAATGGGCCGTGGTATACGATCAGTTCCTGACTATATCCGCCGGCATTAAGCGGGACGGGACGCTGCAGGAAACGGCGGACGGGGAGCTCATAGCATCGCCGCTTCTTGCAAAATTAAACGCCACCATAAGCCTCCTCCGGGGGCTACAAAGCGACCTCGGCTTCACGCCGGCCAGCCGGAGCAAGGTCGTGAGTTTCGGAAAACGCCCGGAATCCGGCGGCAGCGGCAATAAATTTGCAGACCTCAAATAATGAAAGCACAGACAGACTATACCCGGAAGGCGGCCCGCTATATCGAGGGGGTTCTTTCCGGAAGGATACCGGCCTGCCGGTTCGTACGGCAGGCTTGCGAGCGGCAGCGGCGGGACTTGGAGAAGGCCAAAACCGGGAAATGGAGGTACATTTTTTCCCGGCAGGCGGCCAACCGGATCTGCCGTTTTATAGAATGCCTGACGCACGTCAAGGGGGAGAAGGCCGGGGAGACCATCCACCTGGAGCCTTGGCAGGTATTCATTTTAACAACCATTTTTGGATGGCTCGACCGGAAAACCGGAAAGCGGCGGTTCAGAAAATGCTACATTGAAGTTCCCCGGGGGAACGGCAAAAGCACCATGCTCTCCGGCGTCGGGCTTTATCTCCTGACGGCGGACGGGGAAAAGGGCGCAGATATTTACAGCTTTGCAACCACCAAGGATCAGGCCCGCATAGTTTTTGCGGATGCCCTCGCCATGGCCCGGGGCAACCGGGACTTCCGGGAGGCGTACGGGGTAACCCCGCTGGCCCACAGCATCGTGGTCATAGGCACAAATTCCAAGTTCCTGGCGAAATCATCCGACGCGGACACCCTCGACGGCCTCAACACGCACGGGGGCATCATCGACGAATTACACGCCCACAAAACCCGCTATGTATTCGACGTGGTGGAATCATCCATCACAAAGCGGGCGCAGCCTATGATCATAAGCATCACCACCGCCGGCTTCATCCTTGACGGCATATGCATGGAGCAGCGGCGGACGATAGCCCACATTCTCGATCAATCGATCACCGATGACAGCTATTTTGGAATCATTTACACAATCGACGCCGGGGACGACTGGCAAACGGAAGACGCCCTCAAAAAAGCGAATCCGAACTGGGGCATCAGCGTAAAGCCGGACACCGCCCTCTCAGCGCAGAAAAGCGCCAAAATAAACACGTCGGCGCAAAAGAATTTTTTGACCAAGTATTTAGATATCTGGGTCAACAGCGACAGCGCCTGGATGGATATGGAGCGTTACCGGAAATGCATATCCCCGGAAATTAAACGGGGAGACTTCCGGGGAAAGTATTGCATATTTGCCGTAGACCTTGCCAGCAAGCTGGACATATCCGCCATCATCCGGACTTTTTGGCGGCGGGATCCGGAATCCGGGGAAATGCATTATTATTTTTTTGCGGATTATTATCTCCCGGAAGCCGCCGTGAATAGCAGCGATAATCCGGCGTATGACGGCTGGCGGCGGGCGGGCTTCCTTCAGGCGACGGGCGGGGACGTAACCGACCTCAATGCCTTGGAGGATGTAATCAGGCGGGAAGTTCCGGAGTATGAAACCTTATCCGTCGCATATGACCCGATGCAGGCCACGCAAATGAGCCAAAATCTTCTGCAGGAGGGGGCCCCGATGACGGAAGTCCCCCAGACATTAAAAAATTTTTCCGAGCCCATGAAGCAATTGCAGGCCCTGATATATGCCGGCCGGGTACATATCGAGGATAACCCGGTTACGCACTGGATGTTCAGCAACGTGGTCTGCCATGAGGATGCCAAAGAAAACGTATACCCCCGGAAGGAAAAGAAAGAAAACAAGATAGACGGGGCGGTGGCCTGCATCATGGCCGTGAATCAGATCATACAACTAGACGTAGAAAACAATTATAATGACGATGCGGCCAGCATAGAGCTGGACTGGGGCTCGGTCAGGATATAAACGGGGGGCGGCGTTATGTGGTCATGGCTAACAGGATTATTCGGGTCTTATCGCGGCACGCAGCGGCGGGAGCCGTACGCCCCGATCTCAGAGCATACCGCCCCGGTAACCATACAGAGCGCTCTCCAAATTCCGGCGGTATGGGAATGCGTCAATAAAATCACCCGGAGCATGAGCTGCCTCCCGATAGACGTTCTGGAGGTAATCGACCGGGACGGAAACACCCGCCGGGACGACTCCGGGCGGCTATACCGGCTCCTCAACGTAAGCCCCAACGCTTCACAGACCCCGGCCGATTTTTTAAAACGCATCACCGTAGACTATCTCACGGAAGGAAATGCCTTCATCCGGATGGAGCGGGCCCGGGGGGCGGATTATATCGCGGCATTAACGCCGCTGCCGCCGGGGCAGGTACGGGTTGAGAATACGGCCGAGGGGGTACGCTATATATACCTGTCGGAAACCGGGGAACAAATCACATATACCCCGGCCGATATCATGCACTGGAAAGGGATCGGGAACAACACGGTCGGCATGAGCATGATCCATTTTGCCGGAACATCGCTGACCGAAGCCGCCAGCGCCCAGAATGCCAGCATCGACCTCTTCCGCAATAAGGGCAAAATGAACGGCATTTTAAGCAGCGAAAGCCCGATTTTGAATAAAACCCAAATGCGGGATTTTATCAGCGCATTCCAGGAAATGAAAAACGCCGACCTCGGCGTGCCATTATTGCCCCAGGGCTTTAAATTCCAACAATTAGGCCTTAGTCCGGTAGATACGCAGTTATTACAGACCCGCGAATTTATTGTCCGGGAATTTGCCCGGTGGTTCGGCATACCATACGGGCTATTAACCGGGGAAGCCTCCGAACTTGTAGACCTGTCAAATTATTTTTATGAGACGGTTATAATGCCAATGTGCACGGAATTAGAGCAAGTTCTCACCCGCGGGCTGATAAAAAATGATAAAATCCGGTTAAAGTTCCGGACATCGGTTCTCAAACGCATGAGCGATACAACCAAGATCCAGATGCAAACCAGCTATGCGCAAAACGGCCTCCGGACGCGAAACGAGCTCCGGCGGGAAGACGGGCTGGAGCGCATGGACGGCGCAGACCAGCTCACGGCGCAAAATAATCTTTACCCGGTAGACAAACTGGGGGAGAGCGACGCAACGCAAACGCCGCAAACGCCGCTGACATCGCAGCCGGTTAAGCAATAGCAGGGGGAAAGCATGAGCGCGGAAATCTGGCAAAAAGCATTTTTCAAAATTTCCAATGACGACGCCGGAACCTTCTCCGGATACGCCAGCAAATACAACGGGATAGACAGTTACGGGGACACCATCCTCCCCGGGGCGTATGAGGCTGTTCTTTCCAGCGGCAAAATGCCGAAGATGTTTTTTAACCACCGCACCTGGGAGCTTCCCGTCGGGGACTGGCTCGAGATGGAGGGCCGGGAAGACGGGCTCTATGTGAAGGGCCAGCTGGATCTGGCCATTCCGGCCGCCCGGGACATTTATCACGCCATGAAGGCCGGCCGGATAGACGGCCTGTCGGTATCCATCGAGATGGAACAAGGCGGATATGCGCACAAAGATCCGGATGACTTCTGGAGCGGGTACGATATCAGCAAAGTCAGCGATATGCGCGAAATCAGCCTTTGCACCTTCCCGGCGGACAATTCCGCCCGGGTGGATGCCGTAAAATCAGCCGATATCGAAAACATCCAGACTATAAGAGATATTGAGAAAATTCTGCGGGATGCAGATTTTTCCAAGACGCAGGCCGGGGCGTTCATCGCCGCAACCCGGGCTGTAATCCAGCGCGATATAGCTGAAAAAGCCCGGCGGGATGCACGGGACGCACAGCTGGCAGCAATTAAGGCGAAACTTGATAACATTATGGAGCGTTTGCAATGAGCGAAAATGCAACCCCGGCCGTCGTCAATGAGGCCGACCTTAACGCCAGCATCGATAAACTGACCGGGCTGGTAACCGAAAAAACCGCCGCAACCAATGAGAGGATCGCCGCAATGGAGAAAGAACTTTCTGCCCTCCAGCAGGCCGCCGCCGGCCGCGAGGAGCTTGTAAAGACCTTCGCCCCGAAGACCTTCGGCGCCCGCCTTGTGTCAGATAAGACATTCCAGAATTTCAAACCCACCATCGCCGGCAACCGCCACGCCAACTTCAGGCTGGAACTCGCCGCCCCGGAAACCACCCAGGCCAGCAACAGCGCAAGCCGTACCAGCCTCGCCGCGCCGACCGAGCTGGGACTTGTAACCGACCCCCGCCAGATCCTGAACATTGAAAGGCTCTTCGGCAGATTAACCGTCGGCGGAAATGCGTATCAGTACGTTAAGTATGGCTTTGCCACCACCGAAACCGCCACCGGCCCGGCCATCGTTGCGGAAGGCGCCGCAAAGCCGGAGAGCAACTACACCGGCAGCATCCAGACCGGCACTATCAAAACAATCGCGCACTGGACTAAAATGACCGAACAGATGATCGCCGATGATGCAAATATCGTGTCATTTATCAATGACGATATGACCTATCAGCTCAACAAGGTCATTGACTATCAGCTGGTCAGGGGCACCGGCAGCGGCCAGCTTAAGGGCCTGAATCAGAGCGGCAATTATACCGACTATATCACCGGCTCCGGCTTCACCACCGGCGACACCGTGATCGACCTTATTCTCAAGGTAAAATCCGCGATGGAGGCCGCCAATATCACCAACATCGCACTGCTCCTGAACCCGACCGACTGGTGTAAGGTATTATGCAGCAAGAACGTGAATAAAGATTACCTGATACCCGGCATCGTAGACATTCCGACCCAGAGAATCTGGGGGATCCCGGTAATTCTTTCCGGAAGCGTAGAGGCCGGCAAGTTCCACATGGGCAATTTTTACGAGGGCGGCAAGATCATCGAGCGTTCCGGCATCGCCGTCGAGCTCGACAGGGAACAGGATGACTTCACTAAGAACCTGATGACCTTACGCGTTGAGCGCCGCCTTGATTTTGCGGTTGTCCAGCCCAAGGCGCTGGCATACGGCAATTTTGCGGATTATTCATAATCCGGCGGCCGGAGCATAAATCAGACGGAAGGAAGGGGGCAGCGATGCCCCCTTTTTGTTCCACGTGGAACATTAGGGGAACACCATGACACAGCTAGTAACCACATCGGACGTAAAGGCCCACCTGCGGATTGACGGGACGGAAGAGGATGCCCTTATAGCGCAGTATATTCTGGCAGCGCAGGAAGCCGCCGAAACGATAACGCACCGGCCGCTGTTTTCAGAAACCGACCCGGACGCGATAACGGATGACGCCAGCAAGCTGCCGGCGCAGGTAAAGCAATTTATCCTTGTTACGGCGGGGGATTTTTACAAGCAAAGGGAAAACCGGAACGATAAGCCTTTTACCGTATATTTTGAGCACCTTTTAG